CTTCCAGACACTGCTGTTGTCATTAGCACTAAAGCAAAAGAAGGAACGAACAATAAGGCTCAACAACTGGCGCTTGTTTGTCCGTTAGGAGCTGAAGGTAAGTTAGATGAAACGCAAATGCAATGGATTCCTGTGTCTACGGTTGGGGGGGCCTCAAGAGGAATTGGGTTTTCGCCATCTACATATGGAATGACTCCTGGAATGATCGTAGATTTGAATTATGACAATCAACAAAACCCTCGAATTGTTGGCGTTCGTTCAAATTATGAAATAAACGATCAAAAGGCCGACACCAATAAAGCTGGTTCTGATAAACAAAGGTTGTGGCACAATCCAAGTGGACAAACGCAAACAGCTTCACTTGAAGGTGAGCACACTCCAACAAAGATAGGCTAATATGGCACTTGAACCTCCAGTTAAAGCAATTCTTGATACTGTTCAAAACAATTTTCAAAAAGCAAAACGGATATTAACTGCTGGGCCAGCCACGCAACAAAACGAAGGCAATCCAAAACAAGTAGCCTCTCGAACCCAAAGAAGTTCGCAATACCAATTGGCTCAAACAATGAAGGCAATGGGTAAACTTCAATCTATGGGAGGATTTCCTTTTATCGGAGAGTTGAAAAACTCAATTAAGTTTGCCCAACAAGTAGGAGCTCCCGAACAATTTGCAAAATCGTTTGAAATGGCAACTAAGTTGTTAGACACCGCAAAGTCTGGGCAGAACATTCTTGCCAACCTTTCTGTTGGAGGACAACAAAACATTTCAGCTGCTTTATCTGCTGCATCAGCATTCCAGGCTGCAACTAAAAAACAAAATGACGCTGATGGAAAAGACCCCTATGAAGAATTTCTAAAGGCTCTTTATAGAGAAGTGACGAAACTGGAACCGTTAGACTCAAACGAAAAACCAACTGCAGAATATAAGCTATGGAAAGCTTTATACTTGTTAGCCCTGGACCTTGGAGTTTCTGAAGAATTTCTTGATGCATGTAGAGCAGTAGTAGCGATAAATAAGTTTAATCTGCTTTTCTTGCAGAATTTCAATGTCAATGCATTAGTGGGAACATAACATGGCAATACCTCCAAAACCAATCAGCACCAAGCGATACTCTGACGATGCAACTGAAATTTCAAAATCCCCTTTATCCGGAGTATTTGAAACGCCATCGGGACACATTGTTTATATTGGCGATGAAAGAGGAAAAGAAACACTTGTAATATCTCATAAAGGTGGATCTCATGTTGAGTTTACTCCTGATGGATCAATGAGAATGATGGTTGCTTCTTCGTTGAATCAGTACGTCAAAGGCAGTATATCAATGTCATCAGACCACAACATTGATATTAAAATGGATGGACATGGCACATTACAAGTCGGTGGCGGTCTAAAGATTGAAGTTACCGGTGATGCTCAAATCTCGGTTGCCGGTGGCGGATCGATGAATTTTGTTGAAAGTCTTGGTATTTTCGCAAAGAATATTTATATTGGAGCAACTGGTAACATGAACGTCAACGTCGAAGGAAATCTTGCAATGGACGTCAAAGGAACGTCTTCTCTTACATCTGATGGTAATATGTTACTAGCAACAGGAGGTTCAATGGAAAGAGCATCAAGTGGAGTAATGTCAGATAGAGCGCCCAGAATTGACCACAATTCTAGTGGTTCACGAGATGCAAGTGCTGCAATTGCTGGTGTAAGGGAAAACACTTTAAATGCATAAGGAAAAAAATGCCAGGGGCACATAGAAACGGCGATTCAAGATTTTGTGGGGCAACCACAACTGTTACCGGGCAATCTACTGTATCTGTAGACGATAAATTGTGGGCGGTTGACGGAGACAAAAACAGTCATGGAGCAGGATTTCTAATTCCTGTTGTTGGACATACTGTGTTTATAGAAGACAAAAAAATAATTGTGGCAATTGGTGATACTGCAACTGCGGACAATCTTCATCATCTTCCAGCATTGGCTGCACCTCAGGGGTTCAGTTCAACAGTATCTGCATACTAAGGATTTCAAATGGCAAGAGCTGATAAATACACACTAGAACAAAAGAAGGCTGAAATCTATTCAGACTTTAACACCAACTTCGATCTAAACCCAGTTACTGGTTTTCTTGCCAGGGTAACAAACGAAGAATCAGTAAAGCAGTCTATCAAAAACTTAATGCTCACGTCCATCGGAGAACGGTTCTATAACACGTATAAAGGATCAAAAATTCGTAACTCCTTGTTCGACAACTTCGATCCAACAAACCTCGAACTGATCAAAATGCAAGCATCAGAAGTTCTTCAAGCATGCGAACCAAGAGCAAGAGTTCATGATATTCGTTTAGACGAAGATTTAGATAGAAACGCATATAATATGACGTTCGTTTTTTCAATTATAAATATACCAGATCAAACGTTTGATTTAACAATTAACGTTAAGAGAGTCCGATAATCGATGGCTAATACATCAGTTTCATATGTCGATTTGGATTTCGACAGCCTAAAGCAAAGTCTTAAAACATATCTAAAAGGCAATAACGTCTTCAAAGATTATGACTTTGAAGGATCGAACCTCAACGTTCTTTTAGACTTGCTTTCATATAACACACATAAAAACGCTTTCTATATTAATATGTTAATGTCTGAAGCTTTCCTTGATTCTGCTCAATTAACAAGTTCGGTAGTTTCTCATGCAAAAGAATTGAACTATCTTCCAGCTTCTTATAGATCAGCAAAAGCAAAAGTCAACATAACATTCGAAGCGGCCGGTGACTCTCAACCGTATGTAATTGAAAAAGGGTCGCTGCTGTCAACAGTTATTAAATCTAATGCATACACCTTTACGATACCAGAAACTCTGACAGTCTCTTCTTCGACGAGAAATACTGCAAATACTGGTTATATTTTTACATTTGAAACCGACATCTATGAAGGATACTACGTAAAAGACAGTTATATAATGCTTAAGTCTGACGACGTTCAAAGATTCAAAATTACAAACAAGAACGTTGATGTGGACAGCATTACTGTTGCTGTATATCAAGATGGAAGTGAAATTCCAGATGTGTATAAGCAGACACAAACGTTGCTTGGGGTAAAGTCTTCATCAAAAGTATACTTCATTCAATCGACGGGTAGTGGCTATTACGAGATTCTTTTTGGTGATGGAGTGTTGGGAACAAAACCTAAAATTGGTTCTCAAATCGTCATCGATTATAGACTGTCTTCTGGCACGCCAGCAAATGGCGCAAAATCGTTTTCGATGGATTTCGATCCAACTTCTGCGGGTGAAATGTTAACGTATACTGTAGAAACAGTTGAACCATCAGCTTCTGGAGCTGAAGCCCAACAAATTGATTTAGTCAGACAATATGCTCCTCGTTTTTTTGCAACCCAACAACGGGCTGTATCATCTGACGATTACGCTTCTCTTGTCTTATCCAAGTTTAGTGGAACTGTAGACGACGTTACCGTTTATGGAGGAGAAACGTTAGAGCCTAAATTGTACGGCCGAGTGGTAGTTGCAGCAAAACCGGTCACTGGAGACGTTGTTCCATCATACGTCAAAGATCAGATAAGCAATTATCTATTAGATTATGTTTCATTGCCAACCAGAGTAGTCATTTCAGATCCAAACAACTTCCACTGCCGTGTTGTTACTACAGTTCAATATGATCCAATTCTGACAACAAAAACAGCAAGTCTGATTAAGGACATTGTTTTCAATCAAATCTTGGAATACAGCTCAACAAATCTGGAAAAGTTTGACAGAGATTTTCGTTATTCCAAGTTCGTTCGATCGATCGACGATTCGGACGAAGCCATCACAAGTAATGATACTGAAATTAAGATGATTAAAAAGTTCTATCCAACTGCAAATAGATTCTATACTACTGAAATTGATTATGGTAATCAACTTCATCCAAAGCGAGGTCCAACTGCATTAGAAATTCCAGTGATCGTTTCTAGCTTGTTTACTTACATTGATAGCGAAAATGTATATTATCCTTACTCGTTTCTACAAGATGATGGTTACGGAAAGCTAATCGTTCGAGCAACGATCAACAACCAAGTCATCACGTTGAACAGTTCTATTGGAACAGTTGACCATGAAACAGGAATTGTAAAGATAACCAAACTGTTGGTATCCAGTTATGGTAATCATATCTCTTTGTATGCATCTACACGAATCAAAGATATTGTAATCAACAAGTCAGCAATCATAAAAATTGATGCAGAAGACGTAACTGTCAACGTTATAGGAATCTTGCAATAATGGACGTTGGTATTGAAAAGAAAATCTCTTCATTAATTGAACATCAATTTCCCGCGTTCTACAGAGATGAAGGACCAATATTCGTTCAGTTCGTTAAGGCATACTATGAATGGCTTGAACAAACCAACAACCCTTTATATTTTGCAAGAAATTTTATAACGCTTCGAGACATTGACGACACGCTTGAGACGTTTTTAAGCCATTTTCAAAAGAAATATATGTATGGAATTCCTTTTGACGTGATCATCAACAAACGATTGCTGCTAAAGCACGTACTTGATGTTTACAGATCGAAAGGATCGATTCAGTGTTATAAATTATTATTTCGTCTAATTTATAACGAAGATGCTGAAGTATATTTGCCGGGTAGAGATATACTTAGAGCATCTGACGGCAAGTGGAAAGAAATTAGATATTGTGAAGTAACAGAAAGCGAATATTCAAAGCAATTTGTTGGTAAAACTATTATTGGAAGTTCTTCAAAAGTATCAGCCGTTGTAGAGAACTACACTCGAGAACCACAGAACGGTAACATAGTAAACACACTGTTTATTTCAAACATTGCACCAGTCGATGGTGATTTTGAGATTGGCGAGAAGCTCGTGCTGTATAATGATTTATTTTCCTCGAGTCTGCCAAACATATTGAATCAGGCTCCAAGTGTAATTGGAAGTTTGGATCGCATCGAAATTGTCAATGGAGGCAGAGAATTCAAGCCCGGTGATTTGATTAAAATTGCACAGAAGAACTTATATACCGGAGAAAACATTGCTCAGGGCATCGACGGACTCGTCAAAGTAACAAAAACGTTTGGTGGTAGAGGCCGAATTTTATTCGAGATCCTTTCTGGAGGATCTGGGTATACTTTAGATTCGCAAAAAATCATTTATAATGGA